AACATACACAGAGACCGTCAACACAAGCAGGGACGGCAGTAGGTGCGTCTCGACGTTCAAACATTACTGTTAAAAAGGTGTAAGTTGTTCAGAATGTTTTTCCTCGTGATTGGATCCACCTGTCCGTGACGATAGTATTTCCCATAACTCTTGAAATATTTGAAAGGGTGACCCTCGGTTTTCCCCCACCACACGAGGTTCGGAAGAGTCCATTTGTTGAGAGCTGACGTGTTTCCTTCTTTGTATTTCTTCACGTTATTGTTCATCTGATGCTTCTTGTCGTAACGTTTCCACGCACCTCTGTGCGTTCTCAGCGAACGTTCGAGTCTCTTCAAGTACTCTTGCCATGTATGCTTCGGCGTTTTACGCGCCTTCCACCGAAGACCTTGTGGTTCGATGTTCCAACGTCCGAGAACTCTTGCGATATCTGTCGTTCGACGCATCCCCGTTTTTTTGTTTATGGTGTACGGCTCACCGTTTGGTGTATTCTTGAACAAGACGTGTTCCTTATCGAGGTAAATGTAATATTTCCAATTCGGATTCTTGTATGCAGCTGGTATACGACGATCTATATCTTCATTTGAGTTTGTCACACGTGGAGTCTTTGCACTTGACATGGACCGATTGATCACCGGTGGTCGTTGTATGGGTATTTTTGGTGGTCCAACCTTTGTCACCGCGAGACCGACGGGAAGCGTCTTGCGTGTGTATTGATTCATCGCAGTTCGGACGGCGCTTTGATTACGTGGGCTCATCATAGATGATATTCTACGCACCAGGTTGTTTGTGAGGTTCGAATCTGGCATACATTAGACAAAGATTTTAAGTGTCTTCCTTTCGTCCGAGAAAGTAATCGTACAGATCTTTCTGTAACCTGTTTCCCGTGCGAGTGAGCGACACGAGTCCGCGTGAAGTCAAGAAAATGTCCTGTAGCGGATTGAACATGTAGTGTGTCAGTATTTGCCACCGTTCACGATACTTTCTGTTTTCGAGCGATCCGTGCCAATGATGAAGTATAGTACCGGGAACATATGACAAACGAAGACCTTTACACCTGTTTTGGAATTCGGACAAGAGTTTCTTGTAGTTTGCGTGAATGTTTGCCGGTGCACTGTCAAGTATTTTTCCGATGAACGCATACGACATGTGTCGATCCGCAGACCCGAGAATAGCCCATTCGATGAGTCCATCCATTTTAATCCATGCGGCTCGCGTACACGCCCACGCGTATCCAGGATGCCAAAAACCATACCTGTCCGTTTTCGAAAACGGAGTTCCGGAATCCTTGGACATGTATGCAAAACTCTTGTCAATCTTGAACGCTTGTTCACGCGGTCCAAGGTTTACACACGTCTGAAATATCTGTACGACATCGTGGGTTGAAAGTTCATCAAACGTGTCTTGAACCCACGTCGTGTTCAGAAAAGTGATATCAGCGTCGATCCACGCGACATGTGTCCATGACGACGGAAGTGTGTGGACACCGAGATTGATCAGGTTTTCTTTGATCCACACGGGACTCGTAAATGGAAACTTGAGGTGTTTGTACACACCACGGAACTTCGGAAGAGGTGTCGCCCCAACGAGTTCAACCACGACTATCCGAACGTGTTTAAATGTTTGAAGATGTTTCACGAATTCGATGAAAAGCGTTCGACGCCGTTCAAAATCGCAGTAGTTGAAATACGGAAGAATTGTATAGAGCGTTCGACGTTCACAAAACATTTCTCCTCCCTGATCTAGTACATGATTCTTTTTTCAGTCTTTTTTCTCATCGTGTTTTTTACGTTGACCTGGGTCACGAAAAAGAAGGAAAAGTTTGTCATTGTCACAAGTCACTGGAAAGAAGATCTGACGTGGCTTACGTCTTCAAAGTGTCCTGTTATTCTTATTGACCATCAGGGATCTGCACCATCCGTCATACGTCCAACGACGACTATAGTGAACAGAGGTCGAGAAGCATCCTCATATCTTCGATACATACTTGACAATTACGATTCTCTTCCAGAACACGTTGCATTCATCCACGGTCACGAAGATGCATGGCATCACAAAAAGGGACCTGTGTTACCTCAAATTGAACATGCGACACTTGTTCCAGGTATGTACGTAAGCCTCAATTATGAGATGGGACAGCCACTCAGTATGAACTCGATTCGACATGATTGGCACGTTGTTGAACCATGGCTTGGACCGTTACCAAAAGACCCACCGTGTGCCCCGGGGTGTGCACAGTTTATCGTTTCACGTGACAGAATACGATCGCGTCCCAAACAACTGTATCAGGCAATGTACGCGTATATTCTTCACCCTGGACATGACCACTACGGAATTGGATGTTTCTACGAATACATTTGGCATTACATTTTTACACATCAATGGTCATTGTGTCTTTGCGCCTCAACGACATAAAAGAATTTGAAGGATGAAACTAGAGAATGATCATCGAGAATCTGGATTTTAACCAAGGAACGAGTGATATCCTCCAATACATTCCTCATGTGCCTGATCAGCAGACACAGCAGCAAGAGAATAACAACGAAATGCCTCAGCCTGTGTTTGGACTTCCACAAGAGCTTCAGCCGTCATACCAGTCGCGTACTTTAGAAAACCCACCCGAGTTATTTAAAGCCGAAATAAAAACACCGGTTATACAAAACGATCCATCCATGGAGTTTTCAACACCGATATCTGACGTTATTCCCTCTGCTGATTTTGCCTCCGCCGCTCCTCTGTCTGGACCCTATAAGGATCCTCAGACACAACGCGTGACTGGACTGAGCCTGGACAATGCATCTGTTGGTCCCAAGCCATCCTCCGGTTCAGCGAAAAATCCATTTGGTCTGAATGATGAGCAGTTGTATGCAGCAATCGCAGGCGTATCCGCCGTGATTGCATTCTCCAAGCCCGTTCAGAACAAATTGAGTACACTCGTTCCTCAGTTTTTATCGTCTTCAGGTGACGTGACAACGGTTGGTCTTGCGATCACCGCTTTCGTCGCCGCCGTCTTTTTTTACATTTTGAATAAAATGATGAAACAAAAGTCTTAATTGCTGTACAGTAGACCAGACATACCATCCTTGACACGAAGCACGTTGTAATTCACGGCGTAGAAATACCGATTTGCACCACCAGCCAGTGTACTCACAGACACACCTGCTGGGGCAACGATACGGTACGTGTCGATACGAGAAAAGTTGAGTGTTCCCGTCGGCTGAAGTTTCGCCGTGTCGAGTGCATACGAAATGATGGCAACGTTCGCCGTCGAGTTGTTGTGGTTGTAGCCGTACGGAGTGAAATAGTACTGTGGGACATCCATCCACTGCAGCATGGAACGAGAGTCACCGACATCCACACCGTTAATCTGCGTCTTGAACTGGTAGTTGATAGGAGCAATCACAGTCGGAGTTCCATACACCTGTGTATAGTTGTTTGCCTGGAATGCAAGGAACTTGACGGGGTGAGCCAGGGCGAGCTCCTGCATGTTGTTCGTACCAATCGCGATACGATTCACCTGGGTGATCAACATATCCATCGGGGTGTTTGCAAAGTACTCACGTTCCGCCTGGTCCAGGTAGACGAAGTTACACCACGCCTCGTATTGCAGCGTCGAGTTGTTGACTGACGCTGTTGTTGTCCCGTTAAATGCGGTGGTGGTCGTCGAGGAGATGTTCGGGGACCAGGTGATGCGAAGTTCAACGTCGTGGTACTGAAGAGCCACGAGTGGTATCGAGATGTTCCAGTCTTTGCAAAAGAAAAACTTGAGTGGAAGGAAGCCAGCGCTGGCGTTTGTTGGACCGCTTGCGTTGTTGTTGAGGAAACGCTGGGAAAAGTTCTGTGCTCCCGTCACGGGTTCCACCTGAGTCATCCAGTTGATATCCTGTGTGTCCACAATCTGACCACCAATCAGGAGTTCAATCTTGTCGATGATGTTCGTCCACGTGATGGGGGTGATGACAGCACCGGTTGAATCCTTGGCAACAAAGTACATGACGTTGAGCAGGTCACCCTTCTTCTCGAAGCGAATCGTCGAGATGTTTCCTGGTGCAGGGGCACCCTGAATAATCTGACGCTCAAAGGAGTGGGCATAGTGCGTATACCGCTTGTAGCTTGAACGAAAAAAAGAAACCTCTGGTTTACCAGTCAACCACGCGTCCTGAGCGCCGGTTGCTACAAGTTGAACAATACCACCAGACATTTAACATATCTGGAGAAAAAATTCAGTCTTTTATTGTAATGCCGCAATACTCTGGTGTCCCCTCGATCGGTGTATAAATTCCGAGAAACTTACAAAGCTCTTTGAGGTCCTTGAACGATTGCCAAAACGCTGGTGAGTGATCATACTCCTTGACGGTGACGTGTGCGAGTTCGTGAATAAGAACATTCATGACTGAATTGATGGATTCGGGTCCACCGTCCAAACACAAGTAAATTTCGTATCCTTTGTTGACGTTGTATCCGATCGTCCCCCTGTTCATGCGTTTCCCGCTGATACCGGTGAGAATACACCGGCGCTTAAGTTTTTCAAACCGTGGGTCTATGGTTTCTGTATCACGCAAATGACTCAACAAAATATCGTATCGTCGACGAACCTCTGTGAACAATGGATCTTGCTGACGTATGACATTATAGACTGCAATACTCAATGTAAGGAAGAGCACAGCTCGTTCCATTCTTCTGTTACATGCGTAGAAAAACAAACTGAGCGTAGACGTCTGTGATGTATCCTGAAGGTACGGGCATGAGAGGACTCCATTCCAAACACGTGAATTCTGGTTCGAGGGCACGACGAAAGGTTTCTCCATCCAACAAAGGTTCTTCCTTGGGTCCATCTGCGTAAAACGGTCCATCTATGAGGTGAACGAGCACGGTGTCACCGAGCACCTGAAAGGTGTTTCCGAGTTTGTCTGGGCTGGATGCTCTTCGAAACAAAGATTTTTCCGGAACGATTCCGATGAGGTGTCCCCCCTTTTTTACGGAACATTTTATTGCTTGAATGGAATGTTCCCACGCGTTCACAATGTACTGGAGCGAAAAGTTGTAGCATACAACGTCGTATGGACCAGCAAAAGCAGCTTGACGAATGTCACCCTCACCGAGAAACCACACGGGAAGTCCAATCTCAACGGCACGACGTTGTGCTTCCATGAGAGACTCGTTGTCTGGGTCGATCGCAACCACGCGTGCATTCACGAGCTTCCACTTGTGGAAATCGCCACCGCGCCCACACCCGCAATCGAGAACAACTGATTGTGGTTTGACCCATTGCGTGATGAGATTTCTCTTGTGTGAGTTGTGTCTCCTACGCATGTCGATCATCTTTGACTTAAAAAATACGCCCGTTTCTCTTTTAAATGGGTTCCCTTACGCAAGACTTCTTGACCGTTCCAGGACAGCTTTTTGCTCTAATCTCCATCGTCGGTCCTGACATGCCTCAGAAGAACGAGCACCTTGGTCTGAAGATTCGCGGGTGCTTTGCGAGCAAAGACGACGCAGAGGCACACGCAAAGCGTCTTCAGAGGGAGGATGCGCTCGTTGACATTTACGTCGTTGACATGTACAAGTGGCTCCTGATTCCACCAGATCGTCTCCAGATTGATAACGTTCATTACCAGGAGGAGAAACTCGAGGAGATTTTCACAAAGTACCGCGAGAACCAGCAGCAAGCCGCCTCTCACTTTGAGAAGCGTAAGCGTGATATGATGGCAAAGCCTCTCGAAGGATCAGACACGCCATACATCGATGCGAGCGACGAAAACTCCAAGTATTACAGCCGCCCGGACGTTCCACCCATTCCACACCCAGCTGAACTCATCGAGGATCTGAAGAAGGAGTTTCCAGACAAGGGTATGCCCGAGCTCGTGAAGATTGCCGACGACCGCATCAACGAGGAGATTGAGCGTCGTCGTGTTCAGCAGGAGGCTGAACGTTCGAACGCGGCACCGGTCAT